CGCTTGTGTTTAGTGTCAGCTCACCACTGGCAAACTCGTTTACACTTTCCTCTGCTTTGTCATCTGCGTACAAAATGGCACTAGCCAAGTTCACAGATAACTCCGCTGTAATGGCTGGTGCAAGAGCAACGGGTGTTTCGTATGTTTCCTCGCCTGTTTCTTCGTCTGCCGTAATAGGAGCATAATATAATTTGTCTAAACCGATTGTTGCCATTTAGCTCATCTCCTTTTTTAATTTTTCATCTATCTTGTTTTTAATTGCTTCTTCTGCTTTTGCATGTACTTTATTAACCGATTTACGTACAACGGGATTTTTCTTCATAAAAGATGTGCCGCTTTCTACGGCACGCATTAATAAAACATTAGGCACGCCTTGTGGGTGTGCCTTCGTCTTAATTGAGCCATATCCATCCCAACCAACTTTAGTGTTAATATCCGCATTAAACCGCTGTATAGGCGCAAGACCCATACTAGCAATCAAATCGGCTTTTTGCCTTCTGGACACACCATTGACCGGATTGTCCGGTGTACCATAACGCTGTAAGCCGTTTTCGCCTTCGTCTATTGGCAGGGATTGTAGTCCTGCTTTTATGGCATCTGCCACTATTGCGGCACCGTCATAAACAGCTTCTTTTATTGTTTCGTCTGAATTTTTGTCAACTCGTTCGAGAGCTGCAACATAGTCGTCAATTCCCTTTATTGTAAATTTTGCCATGCAACCACCTCGAACAGCCATTCGTAATGTATTAATGTTGTTTCATCTTCGTATTGAACCGAATTTAGCGTAAATGATATATCAGCCGCCGCTAAGGCGTTTTGAATTGCGTTAACATTAGGGTCGTTATCGGTTAACGTATAGTAATCGATTGTGCCCTGCACCACCTGATAGCCTTTGGAATTATCGGCGGATAACTGGTTTACTTCATTATCTTCCGCCCATACTATATAAGGCGCTGTAGCCTCTAAGGCCTCATAATGGTAGACATTGTTTGTTACTGTTAACAATGCTGTTTTAAGTGCTTGAAAGTCCATATAACTCACCAGTCCTTTCAAGGCTCAGCTTAGTTATTTTTAAGTTATCTTTGTCTAACTCTTTTTGTACTAAGCGTATTCGATAATACACACCGTTTTCCAGCTGGCAAATGTCGTCTGTTGTAACATCCACCCACTCTGGTACATCAACAACATCTTCTATCTGCTGGTTAGCTTCTAACGCTGTGTAATACCGTGTAATGCCTAAAGCAGAATATCCATAGTAATACTGCGCTTTTTGTGTAAGGCTATAGACAGGTTTATCGCCTGGCTGTGCGCCATTTGTAACAGAATATATAGTTAATATCCCTTCGTCAAACGTTGTCATCGGCTGTCACCTGCCCTTTTTGTGCCATTAACATGTTGTTCAACTGCCAACGTAAGAAGCGTGGCATTGCTGTGTTGTCTGAAGCACGTTTCCGGAACAACCAAGCGGCGTACTGTACTTGTACGCCTGCTGACTGCTGGTCTGTTCCTAAAATAATACCCTCTTGCTGGATTGCAACAGCGGCCTGTCCCAGCAAAAGGGTTAAGTAGTTATCATTTGCAGTTGTCATTAACTGCAAATCATTTTTTAATAAAATTAAAAGTTCCGCTGTATCCATTTATATCAGCCCCCGTTTTTTGTTACGCTGACTGTGTAAACAATAATGTCATTGCCGTTTGTAACAGTAATAGTTAATGGATTAGTTCCTGTTGTCCATGTTACATTGCCGCCGTTTTTAATGTTCTTGCCACCGTAAGAAATAGCCACCTGTGCGCCTGCCTGTGTTGGTGTAGCTGTAACTGCGTCACTTGCATTAGTAGCTGTTACTGTATATGTCTGTGTTGTTGCGGCAAACTCAGGCGATAAACTGTAAGAACCTACGGTTAAAGCGTTAAGTGTAGCGTCGTTGGCTGTATCCGGTGGGAATACCATTGATGTAGTTGGACTCGTGCCGTTAATATTAATAGCAACAAATGCGCTGGCTATAATAGGCGCACCGTCTGCACGCATTTTGCCCTTGAATACTGTGTTATCCTGGATAAACTGTACTTCACGGCTCTGCTCGATTGTTATACCACCACGCTGTGCAAGTAAATATAAATCGCCATAGCCGCCGACAATGTCACCGTCTGGCATGAATTCAAGAACGTCAATATCACCGTTAATTATCGGAAGAACACCGTAAACATTCGCTACAACATCACCTGTAGCCGTGAATGTTATTGCCTTAGACTTAAGCAGTGCGTATGTCTTACTGTTCATCGCCCAGAACATTGTGCCACGTGCATATTTATTAAATGTCTGGCTTGCGGCTATTGTTAACTGTGCCCAGAATTCAGCGCCTGTTAAATCGCTTTCAATCTGAATCAAGTTTGTAGAGCTAAGGTTTTCCCATGTTGGTGCTGTTGCTGGATAATCAGAAGGTTTTCCGCTCTGAGCAAGTCTTGTAACAATACCAAGAGGCATTTTAGATGCTGAGCCATTACCGTAAAGAATAGCCATATCCATGCTCATACCGATAGATTCTGCAATCATTTCAATAACCCAAGCAGCAATATCAACATCTGAGTCTTCCAATAAAGAATTGCAAACCGGTATAAATCCAGCTACTTTGTAACCGTCAAGGGTAACTTGGTTAAACTGGAATGTTAACCCGTTAATAGCTCCGCACATTTCTGTCCAAATTGCTGGTGGTACTGTACCAGCCACTGTCTGACGTGCCTGCCCGGATACATTACGCACGCGAACACGGTTTAAAAGTTTAGAATACCTGTAAAGGTTCTGTGCAATTAAGTCCAAAAAAATAACAGGTATGGTTAATTCTCCACCTGTTATATCTCGTTTGTTCCTCATCGCGCCTTTAAATCTTTCCATGAAGTCTTTTACATCTTCACGCTGCATTATTGCAGTTCTTTCGTTGCTGTCGATAGCGTCAAAGATTTTCATATTTTTCGGCAACGCTCTAACATCAATTTTAAGTTTTTCAAAATTCATTGGTAAACTCCTTTCTGCTCTTTTTTTCTGTGGTGGTTCTGGGACAGGTGCCTCACGTTCGAGCTGTTCAAGCTCTGCTTTGGCTCTGTTTAAATCGCTTTCCACCTCATTAACCTGTGCTTCATGCACACGTTTGTCGCTTTCGAATTTTTCAATCTCTTCATTAAGTGCCTGCTCTGCTTCATCTGTATCGGCTTCGGCAATAGCGGCTTCGAGTTCTTTTTCTCGCTTTTCGAACTCTTCATTTTTTGCACGCAACTGGTTTAATTCTTCAGTCTTTTTATCAATCGTGCGTTTAAGCATTATTGCTTTTAATGCCATTAGTCAACATCTCCTTTCAGACGCTTTAGAGCGTCTTTTTTCCAGTCTTCTCTTTTCTGTGCCTTAGCACTTTCAAAGGCTTTTTTAATTTCTTCAAAATCCTGCTGTGCCCTAGCGTTAATGCTTGTACCCTTATACGCTGGGAAGGTACAAGGGCTAACCTCATAGAGTGGGTCCACTTCTGTTATTCGTGTATGATAAACCCCATCATCGTCCCACCATTCTTCCATTCGGGCAATGTCAAAACCAAAAGAACAGCCGTCTACATCACCGCGCAATACACGGGCATATCCGTTTAAGGCTTCTTGGTCGTTTTCATTCATTTCAACACTGCCGAACAATCCAATATTGTCTTCATTTAAAGTTGCTGTTCTGTTTGCAGTTGAGCCAAGAACTAAGTCACTGTTATGGTTCCATAACACCTTTGTGTCTTCACCGCTTGCGAGGTATCTGCCAAAAGCACCCGGTGCGATGGTTTCTTCCCAGCCGTCAAAAACTTTATAAGGCTCGTTAAATACTGAGAAATAGCCTTCAAGGTATTTTTTGCCACCTTCTTCACGGACTTTCATGTTTTTTAACTTAACAAATCTATGCTGCATTTACTCACCTCCATTTAGTTTGTTTTGCTCGCCAATCATTCCACGCGGTATATAATTTTCAAGAATAACTAAATCGTTTAAGCCTTCAAGCGGACTTAAGCCAATCCAGTCGCGTACCTCATTACCTGTCATTATGCCTCTTACGAATTGGTCATCAGCCACAGCTGCCATATCTTTAATGTCATAGTTGTAGAGCGCTCGGGAATTAAATTTAAAAAACAGGTTTGGCGAATACAATAACTTACTTGTGAATTCCTGCTGTATCATTTGTGCAAGAGGCATTATCTTAGAGTTTATGAAATTGTTCCATTCATCTCTTTTAAAATCTCCGACACCCAAAACAAAAGACGGTATGCCTAATATAGAAGCTACCGTCTTTTTATCCAGCTCCACCATATCCGACAATGCTAAATCAGATAAAGTAAGTGGTTTAACCTGTTCGATAGAAAATTGTTCCGCCGGTATTAACCAAGGTTCTCCGGCTTCCGTTGTGTCTATGTAATCCCGTAATAGTTTACGTCTGCCTTCCTTGTTGGAAAATTCTTCTGTTAAAGCGTCTACTTTAACAATAATAGAAGGCTTCCACTTGCTTGACATAAACCCTCGTTCTGTAGCACTTGCCTGTTTCAGATTGTTGGCCACGTCTTTAAGTGCTACAGTATAACCACAACCCTTCCATGGGTAATAGCTGTCAGGATTAATTACAAAATGTAAAACATCATCGTTATCATACTCGCGGCCATATATAACCGCCTTGTAGCCCCATTCGTCTGTAGGTATAAACGATGTTACGCTGGCCGGTATTGGTATTAGCTGACGCAAAAATCCGCGGCTGAATTTAGGGTAAACAACAGCGTTTCCGTTGCCTTCTATCAGTAATGTTTTTACAATCCAATAAATAAATGTGCTTCGCGTCATGTAGTCATTTGGGTTAATATCCAGTTTCCGGCTCAGCTCGTTTTTAATTCTCACATCGCCATCATCCGTGTTTTCCATTAGATGTATGGTCATGCTTGACATTAACCTTGCTATGCAGTCTACACCGGCTATAATTTCCGGATTGTGTGCTAAGCTTGTATATCCGCTTACAGTTAATGTTTCAAATGCGTCAGGACTGCACAGCCACGCCACAGTATTATTTGTGGGCTCTGCCCTTGTTTTCGGAATATGTCTATTTCGTTTTTTCATTTAATCACCCCACCATGCTTTAGCTTTTTTACTTCTTTCAATACTTTCTAAATAACGAACACATGCAAACACAGAAGCGTCAAACAAGTCAATGCGGTGTTCCGGCTGTACCTTGTCATACTGTATCATGTCGTCAGTTTTTTCTACTGCTGAAACATTTTCAACACAATACTCATAGGCATCTGAGTGCATGTAGTATAATTCGCCGTTTTTAGCTTTATTTTCAATATGTCTAAAACCTTCAGATTTTTTGTAATAGTACTGTGGCTGGTCGATAATATTAAATTTCGCCTGCTTCATTCCAACAAAATACTCACGGCAGAATTTTCTATCGTGTCCAATCTGTTTTATTTTAAAGCCACGTTTACGCATTTCAATAAACCAGTTGATTACATCTGCATGGTTTACTGTTGGACTATTGCACATGGTTAAAAATCCTTCGTCTTTCCAAAGGAATAAAGGTATATTATCTTGGTCAGCTTTTAAATGCGCCGCTACAACAGGGAAAAAAGCGTGTGAAATTATTATGTCTGTGTCTTTATAGTTGCCATAGAGGCACGCCGCTGTAAGGTCGTGCAGTTTGGATAAATCCGCGCCGCCGTACCAGTCGATAGGCAGCTTAGATAATTCTTCCAGAGTCCAATTATATTTTTTGTCACTCTTTCTAAACTCGTCTATGTTAAAGTATGCCTTCATTGCGTTTGTGTAGACATTTAAAGACTTTGCAAAAAAGTCTTTTCTTTGTTGTGGGTCGTTTAACGCCTGCAAACTATCATTCAAAATTTCTTCAGGTCGTATAGTTACACCGTAAGCCGGATTAGCCATTTCATGTATCTTCGGGTCTGTAAAATCAACGGAACCGTCCTTTATTCCTTCAGGGGCACAGCACATAAAAATAAAATACTGTTCGTCTTTAATTGTACCGTCCAAAACCTTGCGGCAATACTTTAAACGTTGTCCTAAAAACAACTGTTCATTATCCCCCGCGGTAGATATGCCAATAATTAATTTATTGGTGTATGCCTTCATAGCTTCTTTAAACAGGTTATATTGTTTAGGTTTTTTAAGGGCATGTATTTCATCAACAATAGCGATGTTGCAGTTTAAAGAGTCTTGTGCGTCTGGGTTAGCCGCTAATGCACGTATAAAAAAAGAGCCGTCTGGCAAATCTGCTGACATGCTGTGCTCGTTATTGTTATCTATTATTTTTACAATTCCGCCGTCTTTGGCATCTTCGCCCATACGCTGAATATTGTATTTTAAAAAATTGAAGGACTCCAAAGACTGCATAAGAGCTGCTGAAGCTATGTAAGTTTTGCTTCCACTCTTTCGGTAAAGCAAAGACAGCGCCCAGGTAAGAGCCGCCGCAAAACTCGTTTTGATATTTTTTCGTGGGATAAATATTAGTGCTTCATGGAACCTTACAATTTCTGTCCCTTTCAATTTAAACCCTACTAAATTGTAAATTATAAATTTATGGAATGGCTCTAATAAAAAAGGTTCGCCTCTCAGTGGCGTTCCGTCTATCCTTTCTCCCTGCTGGTGGCATATAGTTTTTTCAACAATCTTAATACAGAATTCTGGGGCTTTGTAATCAATATAGTAGTCTGGATTTTCAAGGTCCTTAAAAAATCTTTCAACACATTGTTTGGTTTCAATGCATGCAATTTTTTCTCCGGACCTTATGGCATTGGCATAGTTTAAAACTTCGTCCCAGTGTTTACCCTTCTGCTGCAAGGATAATATTAGCCAGTCCTTTTTTCTCAGATTTCTTAGGCGCTTCGCCTGTTATTTTTTTATAAGAGCTAGGTGTAAGCCCTAGTTCCTTCCAGTATGCCAATGCCGTTTTATTCTGGTCGTCCCACATAACCAGTAGAGGATTTTTAACAGTGTTGGTCGCACCGCCTTTGTTGGTGTATTCAATTATAGACTTGCCACCGGCGGCTTTAAACTCCTTCATAGTTTTGTCACGCTGTTCAAGGATTGCCGCCAAGCTTTCAATCACATTATCATAGGCGCTTTCATACGTGCCTAACTGTTGTAATTGTGCAAGTATGATGTCTTTATATTTAGTTTTAGTCATAATTAGCAACCCCTAACTTTAAAATTCTGCTTAGAGTTGGAAATGTCA